GCAGGTCAAAAAAATGATGATTTATATTCTTATAATTCAGGAATGGTGGGAACAAGTGCTGGCACTTTCGCACGAACAAGACCAGGGAGTGCGCCAACGGAAACATTTATTCCACAAGCTGATTGGAATGGTGCGCAATTATTAGGTAATGATAATACAGGATTTGTATTGGACCCTTTGAAAGGTAATGTATTTCAATTTAATATAAAATATTTAGGTTTTGGTTCAATTACAATATTTGCCGAATTATATAATAATAAAACGGCGAATTCTAAATTTGTTCCAATACATACATTAAAATTTGCTAATACAAGAACAATAACTTCTTTTGGCAATCCTTCTTTGCCCTTTAGAATGTTTGTAGAAAATACAACAAATACAACGGATATAGTATTAAAATCGGGTTCATTTGCGGGTTTTATTGAAGGCCAAAAAATATATACGGGATATCACGCAACATATAAACATTTTAGAGTAGGGATTGCTTATAGTAATGGTATTTATCATACATTATTTACACTATATAATTCTAATGTTTTTAACAACAAAGTAAATCAATCAATTATTAATATTATAAGTATATCAGGCGCAACAGAGAATAATAATGTTATTGAATTGTTCTTAGTAAGAAATGCTAATCTTGCGAATACAACAACGGATTTCCCAAGTTTTATACAACAATCAACAAATTCGCCAACATATATTGATACAAATTCAAAAACATGTACTTTTAATAATTCGCAAATAATATGGGCAGGATGTATAGGAAATACAGGAAATTTTGTATTTAATTTTTTAGATGATATAACAATTCAACCTGGGGAATATTTATCTTGTGTATTTAGAACAATTAAAAATAGTGAAATACAAGGTATATTTGCTTCAATTAATACACGGGAAGACCAATAGGCCTATGGAAGACCAATAGAGGGCCTAAATATTTAAAAGTAATATTATATAAATATATATTTACTTATTATATATAATATAATATATAATGAGTATTCCGGGTTATTCAATACATACAAATGGAAATATTAATTTAATAAGTAATGGAACTGAAAATGCTATTAATATAGGTGCGAAAACTTGTAATATAAATGCAGGTGTTTTCTTTAATAGTGATGTTGAATTTAGAAGCAACACATTATTTGGTAATGTATTAGATAAATTAACAGGTATATCAACAACAACTCCATTAGAAGGTGATACCTTTGTATATTCAGGAAGTGCGTTTATAACAGCAAAGAATGGTATATATATTAGTCCATTTTTAATTGCGAGTGATACAACAATATCTGGAAATTATAATATTTATAATGTTGATACAAGTAGCAACCCAATAGTAATTACATTACCAACAATTTCGCCACTTATAACATATAATATAACAATAATAGATATTTATGGAAATGCTGGAACAAATAATATAACAATTAATGTTGGAAATGCTGAGACTGAGGCAATAAATGGAAATACTTCTGTTCAATTAAATATAAATTATAGTGTATTAAAATTAATTGCGGTTTTAGAAAATATATGGATTATTAGTTAAAAATTATATATAATTTAACTTTGGTCTACAAAGAGGCCAAACAATAAAAAGCAACAAAAAAACTTAATTTAATTAATTAACCCCAACTCCGTGCCCCCAATATTATACAATATAAAAATAATTATAAAATGAACGCGCAAGCGCAAGCGCATTCCCAACGCGCAAGCGCATTCCCAACGCCCAAGCGCAAGCCCCCAACTAAGCATTAACGTCGCCAATACATTTAAAATTAAATTGTTTCATTAATAATTCATAATTTTGTGTATGTGTTTTACTTTCTGATATTTTATGTGGTAAAATATGTGAATCGCGGCCAGCTTGTTCTGATAAATCAGAAGACGCCTTTGCTTGATTTAAAATTGTCATACATTGAACTTTATCGTCAAAGGATAAAACCGGCCTTTTATATTTCATATGTGTTTTTACTAAATCAATTTGGTGTTGTGTATATCTTGAAGGCGGTGGTGGTAATCCAATTTTATCAGCAAAATCCGCGGTTTTATCGTCTTCGTCGCCGTGTTTATTAATAATTCCCCATAATCTTTTTGCTTTTTTTGCCTTTTGTTCTTTAATTGCCACTTCTTTTTCAAATATTTCTTCAAAATCCGCAACCATTTTTTCTTTTTCTAATTTATCTTGATTAATACCTCCTGGTTGCCCGCCCGTGCCAGAATTAATTGTTATTTTTGATTCTTTTGTAATTGTATTATGATTTTGAACTTTTTCTAAATTATGATTTTGTTCTGCTTCTAAATGTGCCTTTTTCTTTTCTTTATGATGTTTTTCCGCTTTTGAATGTTTATGTAATTTGCGCCCGTGATGTTTAAGTGCTCTATTATTTTTATCTACTAATGCTTTATGTTCTTTCATTGCGTGTCTATGTTTTTTCATTTTGTGTTTATGTTTATTTAATTCCGATTGACTTTTCATAATATCTATTTTATTTGGCGGATTTGCCTTTGTTAAATCATTATGATGTTTCTTTAATTTATTATGATGATGTTTTAACTTTTTATTTTCTTCATTTAAAGCCGCTTGATGTTGTAATAATTCCCTATGTCTATGTTTTAATTTAGCTCCGTGTTCTTTTAGTTTTTTACCTCTATTATGTAATTCTTGTTCTTTAAGTTTTAAATCCGCCGCTTGTTTATTTAATTCTTGACGTTGTTTTTTCAACTTATGTTTTTTATTATGTAATTGTTTAATTGTATTTGTTGTTTCTTCCATTGTTTTATTATGGGGCGATTTATGATGACCTTTTTTATGAACTGGCGCAATTGGCGCAACTGCCATTGGAATTGCCGCCATTTTTTTCAAATGTGAATGTTCTTCTTTTTTCCTTCTAATTGCCTTATTTTTATGATTAATTTGTTCATTTATTGTATTAATTTGGTCTAATTTTTCTTGAATACGCGCCTTAGATTTTTTAATTCTTTCTTTTCGTGCTTTAACAATTTCTTGTTTTTTATTTAGGTCATTATAAGCCGCAACTTTATGTTTATTTAATTCGTGAGCTGAATTAATTTGTGGTTGATTTGAGGAATGTAATAAATCGTGTCTCTTTTTAACTAATTCTAAATGTTTATTTTCTAATTCCGCTTTTTCTAAATGTGCTTTATGTGTTTGTTCTAATATACTATGTTGTTTTTCTAATTTTTCTTTTTGTTTTTCTAAATCTGCCTTAGCCGCTTGTTCTTTTTGTATTTCTAATCTATGTTCGTCTTCAAGTTGTTTTTGACGAGCCAAAGCTAATTTTTGTTGTTTTTCCGCTTCTGCTTCTTGTGCGGCTTGTTCTCTTTTCTCCTTTGCCGCCCTTTGTTCTTCTAATTCTTTTTCTTTTCTTTCTTTAAGTTCTTCGGCTTTTGCTAATGCTGCTTCTTTTTTCTTTTCTGCTTTTAAATGTGCTTCGTCAGCTAATCGTTGAGCTTCTTCTGCTTGTCTTTGAATTCTTGCTGCTCGTGCTTGGGCTTCCTCGGCTTCTTTTGAATTAGGTTCCACTTCTGTTGCCTTTGCCGTTTTTTTCTTACCGCCGAATAAATTCATATATAATATATTATATATTATATAAATATAAATATAAATTAAATATGATTTTGAATATATAATGCCGCCGCTTTTCTATATATATCTTCTGAATCAAAATCCGTTTGTTTATATACTAAATATAAAGAATCAATAATATTAAAATACTCATTGATAAAGCCATTTTCTTCTCCAACAAAATCAATATTTGCTTCTTCAATTATTTTACTAACTTGAAAATATTCCATTAAAATAATACATAATTTTAATTCTTCTGTTAATCCGGGGCTATTGTAATGTATAAATATATTTTTATTATAATAATAAGTTATATCAATCAAAGGGAATATATTATCCCATAATTTAATATTATATAAATTAATGAAAGCTAATGTTGTTGATAATTGAGAAATAATAAACTTATTAATAAAACCCCTGCCATTTTTATCATATAATTTAAATTCTTGCGAGTTAAATTTAGTTGAATTATTTAATTCTAATTTCCCTGGCTCTGATAAAAAATAAGATTCAATCATAAATCTATAATTGCCGTCAATATCTTGTGTTTTATAATAATATCCAAGTAAATTATTAAATTCATTTATTACTGTCCGCGTTTCATTATATTGTTTAATTTTATTGAACATTGTAAAATATTCTATAAACTCTTTATTTTCTAAATTTATATTAAATATAATTAGTTCTAAAATAGAAAACACTGTATAATGTTCATATGATTTAGTATCATCTTTAAGTAATAATATTAATATTAAATAATATTTAATAGAATTTTGTGTTTTAATTGTATAATCATTATAATGATTTGTTAATACATATGTTAATAAATAATAAAAAGATATTAATGATTCTTTGTTCTCTTGAATAAATATAAATGGGATTTTTAATTTCTTAATTATTTTATTAATAAATAGATTAATATGTTCAATATTATTAATTTCCGGATTTGGAATATTAGATAAGTTTTTATTTATACAAAGGAGATTATAATCATTATAAGGTTTATAATATTGAGCTTTATGATTATCATTTAGTTTTAAATATATGTTTTCTAAATTAGGAAATAAATAATTTTGTCTTATTAAAATTTCATATGATATAAAATATAAAATATCAAATTGAGTATTTTCTTCATTATATACACAATATATATTAAATAAATCTGTGTTTTGTGTGCCAAATGGTTCATAATATTTAATCAATTTATTATTTTTATAATTATACAAAATAATTCTAATATTTAAATAATTAACAATCTTATAAATAATTAATTCATAATTGTATAGGCCCCCGTTAATATATTTATTAATTTTTGATTCTAATTTATTTAAATTATCATTTGAAATTAGTTCATAATTATCATTATTTAATATAGCATATATTATTTTATTTTTATAATTAATATATTTATCGGCATTTACCTTTGTTAATATATTATTTAATTTATCTTGTAATAAATCCGATTCTTTTTTAGAAATATCAATTTCTTTAATAATTTGTTTATTCTTATCAATTATTGAATCTAATTCATTTTGTTTATTATCCAAAGTATTATTTAATTCATCAATAATTTGTTTTATATTAGTATAATTATAAATAACCAATTCAATAATCTTATTGTCATCTATTAATCCCTTTGTTTTTAAATTAATCGCATTAATTATTTGTTCTTTTTTATTTTTAACAATTTCGGCATTTAATAAATCGGTTTTATACATCATAATTTCTTTTTTTGCTTTAAATATTTCGGGAATAATATCGGCCAATATTATATATGGCGATTCTTCCATAATAACCAATGATTCATTTATTATTTTATCTTCATCTATATTTTCTAATGAATCAATATTTGCCCCATTTTTGGTCGCCAAAGTATATAAATCAATTAACAAATGGCTATTAATATCTGTCAAAGGAGTTGATTCATCAAAATTAATATTTGAAGGAATTGGAACGCCATCTTGTTTTAATTCAATAAACTTATCTTTTAATAATTGTAATATCTCATTATATTTTTCAAATTCACTATCATAAATATATTTGGCCTTTTCATAATCTTTTTCAATTATTTCTAATTCACTCATATGTAAATCATAATTATTATCTGTTTTAATTGCCTCAATTTCTTTATTTAATATACTTTGTTTATATTCAAAAATATTAATTCCATCTTCCACAGCCGCCGCCTCAATGGCTTCCATTTTTAATTTTTCTTCTAAATTTTTATATTCAATTTCTGATATAGTTAAATTATTTTCATATTCTTTTATTTTCTCTTGTAAAGCCGCGATTTCATTAACCAATGATTCTTTTTGATTAATATTATCATCTATTTTATTTTGG